AGCTTCATTACGAAACCCTTCTTTGTCTTTAAGAAAATCCATATACATCTTATTAGACATAGTTGGATCTGGTCTAGTTGGACCATCGGTTTTTGCAGCTTCAATCAAAGCAGCAACACGTTCATCACGACTAGTGTCTGATGGTGGTATTGCACCTTGGGTTGCATCTGGCATTTCTGGTAAAACTTTATTAGCAAACATACCTAACAAGCTGTCTAACCAACTACCGCCTTGGTTCATATACACAGGTCCACCATGTGCAGCGTACTCAGGGATTGTACCCCCTTGTTGTGTTTGCATAGCACGACCAGCGTTGTTCATTTGCTCTATCTGTGGTTCAAACATACGAGTAGCTTCAGCGTTCATTACAAACTCACCAGGGGTTAGCCATGCGGGTACTGTGTCAGTTCCCTTAGGGTTCCCTGGATGATCAGGAATACCTTCCATCATAGGTACATTTGAATCTTCATAAAACTCAAAGGAGGTCATGTTGCCGTAACGATCTTTATTAGTATAACTTTTAAGCTTCATTACTTACCTCCTTATTTTACTGTATTGTTGAAATTTGTTACACTTAAAGGACCTGACATGGTTGTGTTTACACCTTCACCTAGCATGTCTCCAACTGTTAAATCAGTAACAGGTGTATCTGCACCACCTTTAGAAAATGGAGATGGGTCTGAACTTACATAATCACCAGCACCCGCGCTTATTTCCGCATCAGTTCTACCAGATCCCATTTGTTGACTTAGTGCATCAGCTTCAGCACGTTGCTCAGAGCTAAACATTCCTGCACTAGCGTCTCTTGCAAATTGATCCATAGATTTACCAGTATCATCAGGTCTCCCTGTAGAACCATATCCTTTAGATTCAGCAAATGATTTTTCTCTAGATGCCATTGCATTTGGATTACTTCTATCTACATTATCGTTACCAGCACTATCGTCACCACTACCGTTGTGGACTCTAAGATCTTCAGCAATATAAGTATGTGTGTCTTTAACTTCAAAGTTATACACTGTTTGTCCATTAGTGTCTAAGGTTTCAATAGAAGATACAGGATACATCATCCCATCTTTAGTCATTACTAGCTCACCTTTTTCAAACAGACCAATCCATTTAAATCCATTATGCTCAGGCATATAGAATGGGTGATTAGATGTTACCGTAAACTCTTTATCATTTGACAGTGTGACTTTAACAAGAGAATCTGAACAACACTCATTAAGGGTATGTTCGTGTACCTTAGTGACTTCATCTTCAACAATCTTACTGTCTTCACCAAAGGCCAACACTTTATCACCAACTTGGATATCTTCGATATTCTTTGTTGTGTCATTAGCCATAGAGATTTGAGTTCCCTCAGGAAAACAAGTACCTCTTTGATTTCCACTATGCCATCCAGCTATTGTATTAGGGTTAGGGTTAGTACGTTCTGCTAAGGTTACCCGCTGCTCTCTAGTAAGTGTTTCTGGTTTAGTAACATTAGCATTAACAAAACTAACACCGTCAATCATAACTGTTGTACCGTTTGGTCCTTTAAGTTGACCACCATCACTAACCATTAACGGCCCTTGATCTGATTGAACATAATCTCCAGGTCTTGTGCCCCATACAGGACCATCTGGTATATTACCAAACTCATCATTTCTAGCATTAAGAGTGTTTTCTGTAAGAGTATTAGCAAAGTTTTGAATAGGAGAGTTTGCCCCCATTCTACGAGACTGCCTTGCACCTTGTAATGTTAATCCTGGATTCATATCCATTTGTTTATAAACAGAGTTATCATAACTACCTAATGCAGAACTAATAACATTTTCTCCAGCACCCCTTAATTTACCATAACTACTACTTGGACCACCAATCCCTTCCTCAGTTCCTATACCATAAGCATTACCTAACCAAGAGTTTTCTCCTGTCATCCTAGAATAAGATTGTGCGGGTTTTCCTGTAATTGGATCATATGCCCTTCCGTCATCAGAAAACACATTACCAGCGTTATCATAAGTTCCTGGATTACCATATGTATATTTAGAATCTTGACCCATGCTTAAAGAGTCAGCCATAAAATTACCAACAAGAGGAATACCCCTTACAATACCTGCAGGGTTTTGAACACCTTTTGTGTAACCATAAGACTGTGCTTGATTAATACGTGCTTGATTGTTTGGTTGAAAATTATTACCATCACCAAAAGGATCGTTAGCATAAGCTGGACCTTGTTGACCACCCATAACAGGTGGAGGAGCAGCAGCACTTCCATCTAATCCAAGAGGAGGTGGAGCGTTAATTGGCTGTTGTGCTGGTACAAAAGGTTGTGCAGAATATCTAAATCCTGTTTTAGGTTGTAACTTATAATTTGGCTGATATGGTATTGCCATAGTTAAACTCCTTTAGATAAAGGTCCACCGTAGGATACTTCAATCTCTTCATTAACAGGCCCACCTGATTGCTTATAGCGAACCTTAGATAACGGACCACCAAATTGTCTATAAGATACATCTTGATTTTTTTCAAAAGCTTCCATTGATTTTATTAGACCTTCAAGTATGTTGTTTTTTCTAAATTCCTCTGGCACTACTAAGTCTTTTTTAGCATAACTCGGAGAAGAAGAACCAGAACCAGATGAGTGTGATCCCCTTCTAAAAACTCTTGATCCTCCAGCAGCATGTAATGGTCCTTTTACAAACCCACCTTTATTAAACAAACCAAGAGCCTTACCACCAAAGTAACCACCAATTAAATACGGTGCAAAAGCACTAAGACCAGCCATCATACCTGAGCCAGTAGCTCCTGTAGCAGCATTAGCAGCAGCAGCTTCAGTTAATCCAGTACCAACAGTACCAATAGCGTTACCACCTGCACCTGCAGCTACCTCAGCCATTGTTGCACCTTCTGCAATTGGAGCAGCAGATGTTGCTGTAGATGTGGGAGAGAATGCAGTTTTAATTTTAGTCCAAGTGTCTTCAAGCATGGGCATTGCAAACTCTTCACCTTTTGCCATAGCTTTCTTTTTTGCTATAGCAGCAGCTTGTTGTTCTAATGTAGGGTCTTGTGGTCTGCCAGACATTGGACCTGCTTGATATCTTAAAGGATCCCTTCTAGCTTTGTTCATACTTTGAGCAACTTGAACAGCCATTACTTACCTCCACTACTAGTAGTTTTAGTTTCTGAACCAGCACCTGCAAGATTAGCAAAGAAGTTAGAAAGAGATGTATCTTTAGCTTCAGCTTCTTTTTGTGCCTGTTGTTGGAATGTAGTACCAGCTTGACCGATTTGATCAACACCCATACCAGCCATTGCTTGACGGTCTGATTGGTATTGACCAGCACGATCCGCTAACGCACCTTGCATTGCTGCTTGACTACGTGCAGATCCTAATGATCCAGCGCCTGAGGCCATTCCAAGAGAGGAACCCATAAGGTTTTTAAGAGCACGTTCTTCTGCGCCACGAGTATCATATATACCAGTACCACGAACAGCTTGTTCACCTAGTTGTTGTTGGTAAGCAAGAGCACGTTGTTGTGGCTCATTAAGACCTGCGACTAATTGACTAGGGTCTCTTTGTGTATCCCTAAGTCTTGCTAAGTTAATATCCAAACCTTCTTTTACTTGAGGTTTAAATTCTTCTGGTATCCCCGATACCTGTGTTTGTGTATTTCCACCGCCACTACCCATTTGCACTCTCCTGATTTATAATACCATGTGCTGAGTAGTAAGCCTCTGCACCGTATTTTAACTTTAGTAAATTAACATAGTTTTCTGAATGTTCTATCATCCGAATAGAGTCTGCTCTCCATCGTGAACCACCATGAATCTTTACATGATTGATCATTGAATCGAATAATTTAGTTACAGTAAAAGGAGTTGCTGTATCTTTATCTACAATACAATCCTTAACATCCATAGTATACATGTTATTATAATAACTTTTAAATGTAGAAGCTAAAAGAAACCCAATAAGTTTATTGTCTTTATAATCACCAATAGCTATATAATGTGGATTATTTTCTTTTTGTTTAGCTACAATATTTAAGAAAAAAGAAATCCATATGGCTTCGTTTCTTTCGTATCCACCATATGTGTTTTCTTCAGTTGACTTATTCATAAGCTTAATAGCTTCAAATACGTCATTGTCCTCTATAAGTTTTATCATTGTTGGTTTACCTTTGATTGCAAATCAGCAAAGTCAGTAGACTCTCTAATATCTTTAAGCAACTTTATATTTTGTTGTTCAAGGTCATTAAGTAATCTAACCATTTCAAGCAATGTAAAATCTAAAGCAGGTTCTTCTGTAATAGGCGGGTTTTGAATTGACATTACTTAATGCCTCCTTTCAGAACACCTAACTGCATACCAGATATGTTCCATGCTTTTGTATTACTACCTGTATAACTGCTACTAGTATCTGCAGCTGCGTCATCAACTCTGTAGTTTAAGAAACGACCTGTAATACGAACATCAGTTTTATAAGAACTTGCAACAGTAAAATCATTTACAGTTAACTTGTTTGCTTTAGATCCTGTTTGTGTATTATCTTCAGGTGTTGTTAAGTAAGCTAACTCTCCAGGATTATTAGTAGACCTTGCACGTATCTGTAAGATTGCCCTTTGAGGCTCACCACCTACAGTAGTTATAGTTCCACCATCAGCCCATAAAGCAATACTGCTTAATGTTTCTGTATCAAAGTTAGGCGAGATAGAAAGTTGTTCTCGCTCTGCATAAGATATGTATGGTGTACCACCAAAGTCAAACCCTAGATCAGCTGACCTAATACGATTAAACAATGTACCAGATGTGTATCCACTTTCTGCAAAGATAGGAAATATTTTATTAGGGTTAGTTTGACCACTTGACCACGGTCTTACAATATCAAACGTAGTACTAATAGATGTTCCTGTAGTGCTTTGAGTCGGGCTTCCAGCTGCTACTAAAGTTCCTTCAGCTGCATTAGTTAGTGCTGTTGTTGTTGGAGCAACACTAGCTGCTACTACTTGTGTAGCAGGACTAAACGCAGTCACATAGTTAGCTGTAGAACTAAACTGACTAGGACTAATTACAATACTTGTAGGTGCTGATGTACTATCAGGTGTTACAATCAATGCGTTGTTAGTGCTAATCTGTGCCAAAGCTGCTAGTAATGCGCTTTGCAAGGTAGCTACAGTACCATTCGGTTTAGCTAACTCTGTAGAGTTTTGTGTAGCATCAGCATTATAATACAAAGCAAGATATGCTGAAGCACTAGCTGCCCCTGAGTCACCATAAGTGTCATCATTAGCTGCTGCAGTAAAGTTAGGATCAAGTAGTCTTCCTGGCCCTTCACCGTAATGCCTATCAAAGATTACACTACTGCCACTTGTTGTGTTAATTGTAATCGTAACCCTTGTCATTTTTGCATAGATAGGGTCTACACCATCAGTAACTGCAATGTTTCCTGATACCGAATTAGCAATAAGAGGAGATACCAGTGTTCCTGTTCTTGTAGTTCCATTGACTACTGTATAAGCAAATGCACCTGTAATAGCTTTTCGATCTACAGCTGTAAAAGTTAACACAGCATTAGAACGAGTTACAGTAAAATGAGTTGTGTCTGTCCATGCTGCTTGTAAGGCTGTAGCTATTTGTATAGCAGTAACTTCAGCTGTGTTTTGAGTTCCTGGGTTGTAAGCAGGATAAGCACTTGTGTCATCAAAATTAATTGTAATTGGGTTACCTAAAGGTGGTGTAAGCGTTACACGATCTGTTGTTGTGTGCGCTGCTACACCTGCTATTGTTTGAGCACCTGTAAAATTACTGCTACTAAAACCAGAAGGTAATGTGCCTGTGCTTGTGACTGCAACACTAAAATTATTAGTTATTACACCCACTGTAGCAGAAGTAGCTGTTACAAGACCCGTACCTGTAGTTGTAGACCACCCACTGTTGGCGTTTATAAGCCCACTGACAGCTGTTACAACTGTTGCCCTTGTCTGAGTACCACTAAGTACTGTAGAGCTTGTTGTAGAGTCTGGAAAGGTTACTGTAAGAACTGGTTGCGGTATATTATTATTAACACCTGTAGTTACTACTGTAACTGAGTCAGTAAGATTACCACCAAAAGTAGTTTCAGTATAGGCTGTACCACTATAGCTGGTTGCAAATGCAATACTTAAAGCACTATGGTTACCACCATTAACAGAAGTAAACCTTACGTTGTTTCCATTAGCTGCAATACCGTAAATAGCACTACCAGAGCCATTAAAAACAGCAAGAGCAGATAGCTTAGTAATGATATCATCTCTAATCGCTGTTTGAGCCGTAAGACCTTTTGCAAGAGTAATTGTTTCGTTGATTGCACCTTGTACCCCGCCTACGGCAGGAGCCGTTATTGTCATTGAAATAGCAGGACTAAGTGCTGCAGTTATCCCATAAACACCAATACCTGTAACTGTTGAGTTAGGTGCGATATTAGTTGTCGATCCACTTCCTGAAACTGCAAAAGTAGAAGTACTAAATGCACGAGGTCCAGGAACATCTGAAGTTAATGTAAGAACATTAGAAGATGCAGAAGCTGTAAAATCAGCAAGTGCATTGTTTGCGTTAATATAATCACGAATAGCTGCAACAAACTGTGTCATAGTAATTGTAGCACCATCAGCATAACTAGTACCTAGAATAGCACTAGCAGGAAAACTAACATTACCAATAGTACTATCACCGTTTATAACAGCACTAGCCCCACCATCAAGATGTGTAGTTTTATTTCTGTCATAAGTAAATGTAGCACTTGAAGGATATGTAAGTGTGCTTGCAGCATTAACTGTGTTTGGTCCAGTATCACCTGTAACTGAAAGATCTACTACTTCTAACACATCAGTAGTAAAGTTACTAAAAGTACTTACTGCAACTGTTTTAGCAGCTTTAGTTCCTGTAGTGACACGAGGAGTAGCACCGTTAATAGTTACAGCTTGAACTTCTTTTTTACCGCGATTAGTATATCCTGCATTACCGCTATTGCCTGTTGCGGCAATTGTTGCAGTCGGTATACCACCACCCTTAATTGGACCCACATCTCCAGCTGCAACTGCATCAAGGTCTCTGATAGTCCACGTATTGTCTCTATAATTCCAGATAAGAGCTTCATCACATTCCCCTCCAGTTGAGTTTAGTGTAGGATAACACACCCATATTTCTTCTTCTTGATGATTCTGAAGGGTAAACAATTGACGTTCATGTATAGGGTTTAAGTTATTATAAAAGTATTGGGTTACTCTTTTACCTGATAGCGATTGTATATTTCCTGGGTTTCCAGCAAATGTGTAGATATCGTTAGCGCCTACTACAAAATGTTTACCATCATATTCAACTACGGCTCCTGTAGTAAGACACCCATACTCATCTGTATTAGGTGCAAAAGATACAGGTGCTGTAGCATTACCAGTAAGACGCATAACGTGTATACTGTCTGAACTGTAAATATACATGTTACCTTGTAGTGATTTCATTTCTTGAATAACATTAGTTTCTGACAAAGTAAATTCATCAGCAGTACTGACACCAGCAGCAAAAGGATTCCAGTTATTAGGTACTGATCCAGGAACTGCTACATCTGATGATCTTACAACACCAGAAAGTCTACGGATAATAGTCGTTGGTGTAACAGAATCAACTTCAGTTAAATCACCTGCAACAAGCAAATCGCCAAACGATTGAACAATACCTGCTCGTACATTTACAGGGTTTCTAGATTTAATTGTAGCTGTAAGTGTATCATTAGCTGTTAAATTTCCAATTATAATTACTGTTGTGTTAGTACTTGTATCAGTATATATTTGAAAATTATTACCACTTACTGTAGGTATAGTCCCTGGTAATGCCCCAGGAACAAAGTTAGTTCCGTTAACTGTTCCAGACCCTGCAGGGCTACCTGCTTGTGCTGTTTTAGCAACTGTTCCTGTCACTAAAATTTCGTTTGCAGTAAAGTCTACTTTTTGACCAAGATCAAATACAGTACTATTACCAGCTAAATAAGTATCACTATGTACTATTTGTTGTACATTATAACTATCCCATCCAGGAAGCTCTGCTAAAGTAATATTATTTATATTAGTATTTCCTGGAGCATCTAATATATAATGAGGTTTATCAATTCCATTGTTAATAATAAAAGAAAATCCACCACTAAATAAAGTATGCTGCCAACCGTGTGTTGTAAAAGCAAATCCATCAGTCATACTAGCAGGTGTAATATCTTTCTTTGTACCTGTGTGATCTTGTATATAAACCTTTTGTCCTACAGTAATACCAGCACGAACATAATCTACTACCCAAATATAATAACAACCATGAGGTGCTTTATTAGGGTTTTCCCAAACTGCAAAATATCTAACCTGACCAAACAACTCATTAGCTGGTACAAGATCTTCTACAATATTATTAAGCAATAGTTCTCCTGATATTTTACGAACTGCACCATCTTTAAATCTAACATTACGTACATCTGTAAATACGTTTGGTGCTAAGGCAACAGGAGGAGTATCAATGATAACCCCTTGCGATGCGATATCGGTAACAGAAACTGTTTCTTCTGCCATGTTACTCCTCCGTTAATTAATTACTAAGCGCACTCTTTCTGGCCTGTAAGCGGGTCGATAAAGCAAGCCTCAACCTTTCCCTTTTCTTCAACCATTTCCTCATTCGTGCTAGATACCTTCTCTTCCGCTTCCACGGTTTCGTTAAAGATACCAAATCGTTTTCCACTGATCCTGAACGTAGTGCATCCCTTCGCCCCGCCCTTCCAGGCATCAACATACACTTGTTTAAAATCTTCATATGACACATCATCTCCCACATTACAAGTTTTAGAACATGCTGAGTCAATATAATGTTGAGACAACAGCAATACCGCTAAGTGATCTTGAACTGAAATATCAGATGATGTCCTCCCTGCTACCCCTCTAGAATAAGCGTAGTCTTCTACACGTTCTACACGAGGCCCTTCAAATGTTTGAATAGTACGATCATAGTAATGACTAAATACAGGCTCTATCCCACCAGTGACATTATCTGCCACAAGGCTGATAGTACCAGTAGGAGCAATACTAGTGAGGTGGCTGTTGCGTATGCCATATTCTCTAATCTCCTTCTTAACAGATGCAGGTAAAGTACGTACAAAGTTAGACTTTAAATACTCTGGACGATACATAGGAAATGCACCTTTTTCTTTTGCTAACAAAGCAGATGCCTTATAACAATTATCTCTTAAACAAGCAAAGACCTTTTCAGTCCAGTTAAGAAAATCAGGAGAGGCGTAAGGGTATCCTAGAAGCTCACCAGCGTTAGCTAAGGCAGTAACACCTAGTCCCATACGTCTTTTGTCTTTAGCCTCATCAGACTGTTCTTTAAGTGGGTATATAGTACGATCAATAATATTATCCATAGCACGTACTACATGTGGAATGTCTTTCTTAAACTGTGTAAAATTAAATGTATAGTTACCAGCACTCTTATCAAGATACTTTACTAGGTTAAAGGAACCTAATAGACATGCACCTTGAGGGGGCAACGGCTGCTCACCACATGGGTTAGTGGCTTCAATAGTCTCACAGTACCATAAGTTATTCATCTCTTGTATACGGTCAATAAACAGAACCCCTGGCTCTGCCCAATCCCAGGTTGAGTTCATTATCTCATCCCATACCATTTGGGCTGATAGAGTGCCACGCACAACACCGTCAAACAAAAGATCGTACTCGGTATTGTTATCCAAAGCTTCCATAAAGGCATCTGTAACCCCAACGGAGATATTAAATCCGGTGAGTTTATCACTGTTACGTTTAGCGCGAATAAAGTCGAGTATGTCAGGATGGTCAACCCTAAGGACACCCATTTGTGCTCCTCGCCTGTGACCACTAGAAGCAATTGTTTGGCACACCGCATCAAAGATCCCCATAAAAGAAACAGGACCAGAAGACTGAGAGTCGAGAGAGTTAATATGATCGCCCCGTGGTCGTAGTCTACTAAAATCATATCCAATACCACCACCTTTACGCATAGTTTCTGCAGCTTCTGCAGCACGTTTCATTATAGACTTCATGTTATCTTCAATAACACCACTAACAAAACAATTAAAAGCTGTAGTAATACGCCTACTTCCCATAGCATTTTGAACCCTACCTGCTGGTAGAAACCTCATGTTTCCAAAGATGTCCTCTAGTTCTAATTGATGCTCAGGAGTATCATTAAGTGCTCCTGCCATGCGTTTTACTTTATCATCAAAAGACTCACCCTCTTGACGATACTTCATTGCATCAATCTCTTCAGAAATAGATGTTATTGGTCCAGCGTACTCTACATTTCTCATGGTATTATTACCTCTTATTTGAATAGATTTTTCCTATAAGGGGTATATACTATTACACTGCTCTCATTCTTTGTACAAGTCGATCAGCCCTATTTGTAACTTGTTGATACCATTTACTGTCAACCATTTCTACTGCAGCCCTATGCCAATCACCAGAGTCTACAGCGGCTCTCATACCTACAAACTTACTAAGCCGAGGTCTACCCATATTAAACATCATATTAGCAATAATTAATTGGACTTCCTCAGGCAAAAGTTCGAAGTTGGAATATAACCTCTTGCACTCCGATAACACTGTTTCGACATCTTTAGCGAAACACTCATTGACTCTATCTTCTGAGACTGGTGTGCCAACTGCTTGTCCGTATTCCATATCGCTAGATAAAATAAGATGACCAATGCCGTGTGTAGGGAGACCAAGATGATCCAAGTAAATTTCATACCTGCAACCCTCGTCAGTTTTAAGTTCTTCTCTTAATTTATCTATATTCATTTTGTTAGTCCTTGTTTCTTTTCATAGCTACGTAAACCGCCAATTCCCAACATACCGCCTAGGACGGGCAACAACGTGCTCATATCAAACTCAGGTAGGGTAGGTAGCTGAGTACCTGTTAGGGCCACTACAAAGAGCAGAATAGGCTGTAAAACAAAGTGGTAGGCAAAAGCAGACGCACAGACCCACCCAACTGCTGGTCTCCAGCCGCCCTTAAATATAGAGCCTGAAGCTGCCTCTGCTTTGTTTACTTCTATTTGAGCAAGTGCTAATTCCTGGGCATGTTTTTCTCCCATCGTAGCAAGCTCATGGGCAATCCTTGCCTTTTCATCAGCGTCAGGGATAAACTTATCTAGCAGTCCTGTTACAGGGCCTATCAATGCAGATATCATGTTGCTACTCCTGGAGTTTTTATATCATGGTGTACACACTTATATGCTTGAGGTATATGATCTGGCATTTCATCTATAAATTCACGCATCTCTATTGAACGGGCTACACACTGTTCTCTTGTTTCATATGGCCCTCTTGTGTCTTCCAACTCAAAACATGTGTTAGGGTTTGATGCTAAACAAACTAATACTAATACTTCAAACATTTTAATCTCCTCATGTTGCTTTAGCTACTGATACAGCCATAGCTATAATTATTCCTATTACTGCAATTATACAACTAACAGCAATTAGGATTTGTTTTATTAAATCCTCTCGTTCTTGTTCTTTTATTCTTTGTGCTCTTTTAAATGCTGCAACTTTTTCTTTTTCTTCTCTAATACGTCTAGCTCGTTCATCAACAATTGATTTCCATGTACCATGACCAAACCGCATATCAACTAAAGAAGCTACTTCCTGGAGTTTTTCTGCAGCTAGTCTTGCATCAATAACTTCAGATGCTACGCCTCCGATACCTCCAAAGTTATCTACTCCATCTTTTTTATTTCTTTGTTGTTGTACTTGTTTTTCGCCCTCAAACAACTTATCTATATAACCAGCTATTTCGCTTACATCATTGGCAGTACCGATCATACTTTTGATACCATCAACCGCGCCTTTAACTAAAGCTATACCTGCCATTGTTTCTGCGATCATTTTATTAACCTCACATTTTCATTAAGAGAGAGGATGCTAAGCCAACGACTATTACCGTTGACCCCATTATCATTGCTTCAAGTCTCCACAATCTTTTGTCGAGACCTGATAGTTTATCTTCTACAGACGCATAGCGTACTGCACATTCTTTTTCGTGTGCTTCTAGCTCTATAGCAACTCGTAGTTCTGGTGAAACTTCTTGTGACGTTTTCATTATCCAGCAATCTCCATCAAAATCATAGTGGCTGTAGAAGTTCCTGCATTTACATAATTGTAAAATATCTCGCCTTGGTCTTTTTGACACATGACTTTGTAAGTTGTAGCACTTGTAGTTGACGGACTGTCCAAATATGAAAAACTGTGAATTGCGGTTGTGTAAGAATCCTCATTTGTCCACATATTGTGCAGCATTACATTTGAACTTCCTCTAACCAAATAGAAAATGGCATCTTCAGTATTAGCCAAAACGAGGGGTGCTGCTGTTGAAATATAAATCTTACTGCTTGTTGCGCTAGGTGTAATTGATGCCGATAAACCTGTGTCCTGAGAAGAAGCGTTTGCAGTCTGTTGAAAGTTGCTTGTTGACGTGCCTTGCACAACTTGCAGCACACTACCACTACGAATAGGAATCCCAGCAGCCGTAACTGCAACAAGAGACTGATTGTTTAGTTTTGTTAAAGCCATGTCTGTCTCCTATCCTGCTATTTCTGTAATTGTTATGCTAGTTGCTAAGACACCACCAAACTTTCTGGCTCCGTTATAACCATTTACCGTCACAGGGTTTCCATGACTATCTGTTCTACCTAACCTAACTTTGTAAGTTCTCGCAGATGTTGATGATGCATCAGTAAAATGCATTAAAGGTATAGCAACCATGTAGCCAGAATCATAAAATTCATCTGACACACAAGCTATAGCGTTAGCTGTTGTATCTTGAAACAGTGCAACTACCATTTTTTCTCCAGACAATGTTGGAGATGTGTTTACTAATACATCAATCATTAATTTACTTGTCGCAGCGGTAGGTGTGATTGCTAATGTCATTACTTCCCCACCCTCACTGATTTGAGGAATTGTGTCATCGTAAGGAAACAAAACGTCTCCTAGATTAAGAACAGAACCAAATTGATAGTTCACAACTTGCAACACAGAGCCAGTAGCATTAACTATTGGTTTTCCAGCCGCAGTTTGGATGGAGTCTACTTTTAATATACTTGTCATTTGTATCTCCTATCCTAATAAAAGGTTGGCAGTGCCGCCATCAAAGTTTCCTGTGTCTGGCAAAATTCTAACTGTTGTACATTCGGCACCAAGGGAGATTCTGCCACGCCAAGAAATAAAATAATTTACATATTCTGGTGATAAAAGGTCAGCACTAAAAAGCCATATATTTCCCCCATGATGGGTAAATGTCATTGTGCCAGTTATATCTGAAGCATTATTTGACCATGCACTTAACAAAAAAGCATCTCCCCCAGTGCTGCCATATCCAGCATAAGAAGAGGAGCCATTAGTATTATTTGTAATGTAAGTTGAACTTGAGATAATACCGCCAGAAGTTCCTAGCCTTGCAGTTAGATACCCACTGTCTGGCCCTTCGGCAGCATCAAGCGTTATAGTAAACCTGTTTGTTCCTGCTGGTATTGTAAAGTCTTTGTGTGACAAAGTATTCAAGCTAACAGCACTGCCAATTAATTTAGGATTAACAGCAAAAGGCTGTGAAAATGAAACCTCACCATCGCTAGCAATAGTTGTTGCTGTAGTACCGTTAGTGTGCTGGAGGGTTTCCACTCCTAGTATTGAAGCCATGTTATCCTCCTATCCTATTAAGTAGCCGGACATACTACAGTAAACTCCGTAGTATTCACTTGTGCCACCGCCACTGCATGAAATGTGTAGCGTAATGTAATCGTTAACAGCCAAGTTAAAAATTCCAGCGTGATTGTGTGTCTGGTCATTATCAGGCGCGTTTGTGTATCCGTGTATACTCATCGTAGTTGTTGCCTCAGAACCTGCAGAACCACTTTTACGAATTCGCGTGTAACCATAAGAACCACTGTCAGACTGTGTGCCACCATTGTTTCTTACATAAGTTACTGCTTGAATTTGATATAATCCTGCTATCGGGGCAACAAATTTGTATGTGCTTGTATTAAAGTGACCGCCAACATTAATATCTGCTGTATCTAAAACAATAGTAATTTCGTTTCCGTCTGCAACTGATACCCAACTACCAACCGAACCTCTTGCTGAAAACACTGGTCTTGCTGGCGTAAGAATACGACCAGAATTATCAATCGTCATAGCGTCTATTGCGCCAGTTTTACTGGCTATTTCATCTACATATAACTTACTCATATCACACCACCGTAAATGTGCCGTTGACAGTCAACGTAGCTGCAAGTGTAAATGGTCCTGCTACAAGAGCGTTTTCACCACTGGCAATCGTTGTATTATCTGTAAGGCTGTTAGGGTTAACACGAATATTAGCTACACCGCCACGACTGATAGTGCTACTGAGCTTTGCTGTAGTAACTGAGTTGTTTGCTGGTACTGTGCTATTACCTACTTCTCCTAGCGCAAGAATGTAATCAATGCTGTCTGAAGAAGAAAGGTTAGAGGCGAACACAATGTTACTACCACTGACACTATAAGCGTCATTAGGTGCTTGTGTTACACCGTTAAGGGATACAATCAAAGACTCTGCGTTAGCTGGTGTAAATGCAGCACTGTTGTAAGTGAGTGCATACGTAGCTGTTGCCGACGCTGTGAGTGATCCTAGTTTTTTAAAATCCCCTGCGAGGGGTTGTTTGCCGATATATGGCATTTATTAGTCCTCCTCTGCTGGGGCTATTGTTATGATGCCAGCCGCTACTGCTTCCATAATTTCATTGTAGTGACGATTGTCTTCTGATAACGGCACTTGCCACTTCTCACCACCTTCATAAATTAACTCTATATGAGTATTTTCAGTTTTTTTGCTGACGGGGTTTGTATCTGATTTATATTGTGCTGATTTTATGCTCATCTATAACTCCGCATCTAATTGTATAAAAGTGCTATTTGTACCACTGCTATCGTAGCTTGTTAGCCCTAACGGATAATTTGTAGCACTTGCTGCGGTTGAATTATCATCAGCACGAATAAACGCTTGAGTCATATTTGTATCATTAGCCCCCATGTAAGTAACAGCAAGTCCTGTTTGAGTGGTAATACTTCCAGGTTGGTTATACCAACAGTAAATGCCGCTGCCTTGAGAGCAAGCAGGTTTAGCCCTCATAGCTACAGGCAAGTGCAGACAATAACTACCTTTATTACCTAAAGCTGCTCCCTGACACACAACATCGTAAATTTCAAAATTTCTTCGGTATAGGTAGCGTTGACACTTAGCTAACGTAGTTCCTATGTCGGCATCATGCTCAAAGGGTGATGCTAAATTTCCAATTTCAAGCTGTGCGCCAGTCATAAAAAATGTGTTGTCAGTGCTTGAATAAAAAGAACCACACCCGACCATTCTGTTGGCCTGTGTAGCTGCCGCCCATGTTGAATTGATTGTGCCACTTGTTAGATTAGAGCCAGCGTGAAGGTTGATATTTACATACAGCCCAACACCATTGTCGTTGTTGATAGTAACAGCATTTGCACCAGTAGCAGAAAAAGTAATTTCAAATCGTTGCCATGATGTTGTTACGTTAAAAGCATGACTTTGAGACTTGGCAGAAACATCAGGGGCGTAGAGTTCAGCAATATAAGTTTTTGCTGCATTAGCTTTTGCATAAAAACTGTAAGTAAGCTGCACTGCATCTGAAGTGCCAAACTTCAAGTGCTGTAGATTTTGCGCCTCAACAGCTTGAATAAGACTTAGCTGTTCGTCTGCTCCGATAGATGTGTCAGCAGTAGTGCAATCTAATTTTAAAGCTGTAGTAAAACCAGACAGGTCTGTAATTGCTTCTTGAGTAGCAGTAAATCTTCCTGCGCTTGCGCCGCCAGAATAACAATACCACCTATCCGTAAAATAGGGGCCACCATTACCACCCTGTCCAGAAAACGAGGTTCCACGTTGTGCTACCTGCATAGCGCCATTGATTACAAGATTTCTATTACTCTGGATAGCAACATCAGTCATGCTATCACTTCGTATTTTACTTAATGCCATCATAGCCTCCTATTAGTAAGGGCTATCACCAAGTAATGATGTATCCCAAGCTGCTTTTAGCTTTGTAATTGTATCTGCACTATCAATAGCTGAAGCAGCTGGTGCATCACGAAGTGCGTTTTTAGCTGTAGCAATAGCTGTTGTACTTGCGCTAGTTTCAAGCGCCTTCATAAGTTCTACGTCTTTAGCCTCTAGTAGTGGCTTACGTACTTCTCTTACTTTATCTTTAAATATAGCTTTTGCGCTAGTCATATCTTCCGAGATTACAGTTCCGTCAAGAACCCAAGCACCACGGAAGTTACGGTCTGCAGGTACAGTAACAGAACTCGCAAGAGGAGTCTGATCACCTACTTTAATATATGTATCTACCATTTGTTTCTCCTATGCAGCGATTAGATCTTGATCGATCTTCCATGCGTTTCGCCATTCTCTAGTTTGAGGTAATTGTTCTTTTTTACAGATAACCATTTTAAGGCGGTTACCTTCGTTATATGTTTTCCACACCGCTTGTGGGCAGTCTTTAAGTATAAGGTACTCAATAGCTTCTTCTTCAGTCATAGCATCAATAGGCTGTGTCTCATGTAGTAAATAGCCACGGGTATGTTTTGTAAAGTCAGGTTGTGCTTCATCTTTTGCTAACTCGTGGTATACTTCTACGGGTGGTAAGATGCCGCCCTGTAGCGCACAAGCCATCCAGTTAGGGTCAGGAACCAATATCTTAGCGCACTCATCTACACTGTCTTCATAAACTACACGATAGTCAGACTGTACGCTATCTAGGTTTTCCTTTGCCCAGCATAGTCTGTCAAATAGGTGTGTGCCTTGAAACTCTGGTGTCTGCATTATGCTAGGTCTCCTGCAATTATAGCTGTTGCATGGTCAGGGTCAGCTAAACTACCTCCATTATAACCAAAACAAGTCATGTTAAATCCACTAGCAGTAAATTGACCGTCATTATATGCACTTACAAAATTTCCAGCAGTAGCACCGCCAAAAGTTCCTGCGTACAAGGCATTGCCCATTGCGTTAGAAAAAGCTAGTGTGAAATTTCCAGTTGCGTTATCTGTAAGCCCAGAAATATTGAGTGAATCTAGAGGAGTTGCCCCTGCGTGTTGCGCCCAAGCCTTTGCACTACCATTAACAACGTACTGCGTATCAAGTGACCCAGCAGTGCTGTGTTCTAGCGTATCTGCTTTTATTTTTCCATTTGCCATTATGCTAAGTCTCCGTTAATGCTGTAACAAATAATACCCGCGTCAGTATATGCTCCACCGCTATTTACAGCATCATCACCAAACTGTGACGTAGAAAGGACTCTGATACGAGAGAAGAATAAAGCAGGACTCCCAGTACCAGTAGAACTCATTTGTCCTGAATAGTCATCATTACCCATATTATTAGAAAAAGTTATAGTTTCTCTGCCAGTTCCCACATCTGTTGATGAAGATACATTTAAGCTGTCTCTTATAGATGCATCTGACCCTTGCAAATTCGCCCAAACCTTCGTCAACCCCTGCTGCAAGTTAGTAGTCGTGCTATTACCTTCACCTGTTACAAGAATAACGCCAGCAGTACCTACGCCAGTAAGCTTATCTGTTTTTATCTCACTCATGCTAGGTCTCCAAATACTGTAGAATCATTGTGGAACGCATCTGCACCACCGTTAGTTGCCCAACACTGTGTTTGATAAGAACCTGTTGCCCTTACCGCAAAGTTACCAGCATAGTTATTACTAAGATTAGTAATGCCTGAACTTGCATCAGAATTGGTAAACCAAGAACCAGTATAATTTGCGTTAGCCATAGAACTTGTAAAAGCAATAGTTGTATGACCAGTTCCTGAATCGGTAAGTGAAGCCATGTTAAATGAATCACGGGCTGAAGTTGAACTGACTCCTGTAAAATTTACCCAAGCCTTCGCCGCACTTTGTTTAGTTAGCGTAACAGGACCACCAGAACTAGTTTGTACTGTATTACAATGTACTGTACTCATGTTACCACCAATGTCGCACCAGCACTAACGGTGATAACGACTCCTGAAGCTAGGGTTAATGGACCAGCACACATACCATTAGTGTTTGCGGCTACTGTTACTGAAGTGTTTAGTTCTTTTTCGTGTACTCTAATAATATTACCGAGTTGTGTAGCGTCACCAAGGTATGACCCTGCAGCACCTTGAGCAAGCATTGCTGCTGTTACTGATGCTGGTGAAGGAGTAGTTGTTTGAACTGCTTTACCTTGGTATACTACATAAAAGTCATCTGTGCTTGCTACGTTACCTGTCATAGTAAGAGCCGTTCCAGCTACATTATATGCTACTGCTGGCTCTTGTCTTACGTTGTTTACAAATACTTCTAGTTCATTAGCGTTTGCTACTGCTGTGCTTAACGTATAGCCTGTACCGCCGTTACCTGTAATATCTTGTTTAGCTAGAGAAGAAAAATTACTATTTGCTTGATTACCAATGTAACCCATAACTAATCCTCCTATGTACTAATAGCGTCAACAGCAGATACCCAAGCGTCAAGTGAAGATGCTGTGTCAGAAACAAAGAAAAGCCTGTCACCTGATTGTACTACAATTTTAGCACCGCCATCTAATGCTTGAAGTGTTGATCCTGCTGGAATCGGTGCATCTTTTACAACATAGTATCGATTAGCTAGGATATCTGCTACACCTCCAGTTAACATATATACTGATACTGTAATCTGTTGAGCAATTCTATTTGCTAAATTTATTCCTACAATTGTGTCGTATGAATCAAAGTTAGCGCCATCAGGAATATCAACTGCTGTAGCTCCAATGGACTTTTCAACGTATCTTCTAAAATTTTGTGCCATAAAGACCTCCTATAATGCAATTGACATTGCAATTGAAAAACCGTTTGTTGCATAGCCTGATAAATTCTGTTGTGCTATTTCTACCCATGTGCCAACGGGCGCACCCGTACCCGATGGGGCTACCTGACAATACTTAACAGCATTAGCTGTTGTGTTATAATACAAGTCACCTACGGTTACTGTTTTTCCTGCTGCTTCATGTGCATTTTCTGCCGCTGCATCGTCTGCATAATTGCCATAATATTTTTCATCAAAGTTAGCTACACTACTAGCTGCTTGGTCTGCCCAATACTTAGCTGAATATTTTGCTGTACCGCCTGAACCTGTTACTGCTGTTGATGAAACAAAGTTGCCACCACCTAAAGCCCACTGTTTAGCAGAACCATTAGTATTACCTGCTTGTACACCAATAGCGTATTCTTTAGATGAGTATTCTGTATTATCAGCAGTTGTTGTTGTTTCAGTAGCCCAGTCTTTAGCGTTACCACCACCTGAAGCTTGATCTACACCTGTACCACCTACAGCCCACGCTTTAGATGAATAGTCTGAAGTGCTTGGTACAACACCGTTTACTTTTACAGCATAGTCTTGTGATTTAGTAGCCTGTGTCGTAGCTGTTGTAGCTGACGTTGTTGCACTACTAGCCTGAGTTGTTGCAGTTGTTGCGCTTCCAGCCGCTGCTGTTGCACTTGTCGCAGAGTTAGTAGCTTGTGTGGTAGCCGTAGTGGCCTGTGTTGTTGCTGTAGCTGCTGAAGTTGATGCATTACTAGCTTGTGTTGTAGCTGTAGCAGCTTGCGTTGTAGCTGTAGCAGCCTGTGTAGTAGCTGTTGTAGCAGAAGTAGCTGCTGATGTAGCACTGTTTCCTGCTGCTGTAGCAGAGGTTGTTGCACTGTTAGCAGATCCAGTAGCTGAAGTTGCGCTAGATGCTGCTGAAGTTTGTGACGCTGCTGCAGCTGATTGTGAAGACGCTGCGTTTGTTGCAGAAGTACTTGCTTCAGCTGCTTTAGTTGTTGCTGTAGCGGCATCTGCTGCCACACTACTAGCTGAACCTGCTGCTGCTGTTGCGCTTCCTGCTGCAGCTGTTGCACTAGTCGCTGCATTAGTAGCCGAAGTACCTGCACCAGTAGCACTTGTAGCTGCACCAGTAGCACTTGTAGCAGCATTTGTTTCTGATACTTTAGCTGCTGCGGCAGCTGCTTCTGCAGATGCTACATCGGCTCCTATAATATCGGGGATACCGTCAATAAGAGTATCTGTAAATAATCCACCACTGGCGGCGTTATCAGTAGCTCCTGTAAAGGAGCCAGGTCTTGCTGGTGTAGTCATTAGATTAACCCTCGTCCATTAAAGTTTACTTGTAAGTTACCGCCTGAAGCGTTACGTTTAGCATCCTCATCATTTGCTTCTGCAATTTCTGATAGGAATGCTTGGTTGTATTTTGCCGCTTGTTGATCGTCTTGGACATACGCAAAAACTTCTGCTAATGCTCCAAATAAAAGAATCCTTTGATTCTCATCACGTAGCCAGTTAGGGGTTGCAATACCAATGTAATAAGCGTTTGTCACAGTACCACCAGCACTTGCTGCTTGTGCATCTGCACTTGTTGCATATGCGGTTGTCCCTGTATTACTATTAAAGAATAACTGTTTAGAATTAGTAACACCAGATCCTGCACCTGTTGTAGTAAGGAATCCAGCGTTATAGTTAAGAACAGTTACAGCGTACACTGCGTCTAAGGCAGGTAATCTACGATAGTAATAAAGCTCTATTGTATTTGCTTGATTGCTTGTTGAACCAGCACCAAACCCTGGAGTAAGAAACACAACATTTTGTTGTCTTGCCCAGTAGTTAAGGCTTGTGTACTTTTCACTTAAAGCATCATTAAATGTTCGTATATCTAATTTTTCATTAAAGACACGTGTGGTTAATCCAGCAGAATCTACTTCTCTAATTTGAATAAATTCTATAAGATCGTAAGGTAATTGTATTTCCGTTATACTACCTTGTAAACTATTAGCTGCTTTAGTTCCAGCTTGTAATAGTGTTTTCTCATAAATAGCAACATTCTCTAATGGTGGAACCCGTAAAGTTCTATACGCTTTATCTGCAGCATATTTAAGAGCGTCTTGAATAATAGCATCACTTACTACTTCTTCATCCCTATTACACCATGTACGAACAAGTGCCACTAGCTGAGTATAAGTCAATGCCATAGTGGGCCTCCTGATTAAGTATTGACTACAAGATCTCTATATTCACTCAACAGAATAGATTTAAGCTTTTTAAGATTATTAGGATCACCCATAAAGGATGGGTCATGTAAATCTAAATGATGATCTTGCAATATTTTAATTGCAACAATATCAGGAATTGTAGCCATCTTACGATAACCACCTTTAGTTTTCCCAAAGTATTCTTGACGATCACGATCTTCTTTAGCTTGTTCTTTGTATTGTGTTATGTTTTGAGTTGCTTCCCAATCACCTGATTCTAGGTCAAAGCCAGCATGAATATCTTTATCTGCTTCTACAGTTGAACTGCGAAATTTAAAGTCAGTTTCCTTAGACATGTCCTCTTGTCTCCTTATGGTGTTTGTGTATATGGTGCAAAGCGTCCTGCTTTAATATAACCTAATCGTGCACCTGTTGCGCCTACAGCGGTTGGTGCATTTCCTACCGCTACTGTTACAGCGTTAGGGTCAAAATGTGTAATTTTATTTGTTGATTCATCAACACGATATGTGCATCTATCTGCTGGGTAAGTATTCCCATTAGCAAGTCTAATAACTAGCATTTACTTATCTCCCTTTAAATTATGATTTGTTTTGAGCAGGACCACATCCAGCAACTCTACCACCTTTACCGTAGTATTTTGCTACATTACCGCCCATTGCTTTATATTCTATGTCTTTATCCCTTAAGGGCATGCCCATACCTTTAGCAATCTTTTTAATTGCTTTTAGTTTTTTTTCTTTCATTGGATCAGCCATGTTATCTCCTATATAAAAAGAAAGGGGAAGCCATAAAGACCTCCCCTAACAATTAGCCTAGTTAAGACCGTAGATAGCACCACAACCAAGTGGGTTGCGTACTTCCAAAGTGCACTCTTCAACCATCATTCCTTTGGTTGAGTCACCCTGCTGGCCTACATCTACTTCCTGCATAGGACGTAGGTAAGCTGTAGCGAACCACATTGGGTCATAGACCAATGCTGCAAAGTCAGCAACGTCAGGGATACCTGCGCCTGAGAATGCAGTACCGTTATCACCCTTAAGTGCAACAGAGTTTGACAGACCCATGATGTAGTTAGGAACTACCATAAGATCTCCAAAGTCTGACATGTATACATCAACTGACTGACGGAGTTTTCCACCAGCATCAATGTTACGAACAACACCAGTGTCTGAGACCATTAGATCTGAGAAGTCACGGCGTAGTTTTGGTGACAACATAACTTTAGTTGCCTTACCACCTTGCTCATAGATCTTCTGCATAACAGCATCAATATCTGTCAGTGCAAGAGTTCCACGTGCAGGAGCAGTAGTACCACCATTGATTGATCCACGTACAGTGTCTGTACCTTGTGCATCAGTACCAGCATTAGAGGAAGAAGCTGAAGGAGCTTCAAACTCACCTACATAGTTACATGTAGTTGCTGAGTTAATAAAAGACTGGTATCCACCAGCTGAACGTGAGTTAGCATTCTGTACACCTACAGCGTTAGCTGTGTTGTATGAATGAATCATATCAAATTCAACATCACGGCGTAGCTCAGTTCCACGCTTCTTAAGCTGATATGCATATTCGTCTGCAACACCTGCTTGATCTACTGCGCGTCGTGTGCCTGACACAGCAATTGTCTTACCGTTAATTTGAGTGTAGTTACCCAAACGTGTACGGTTAGGTCCAGAGATAGCAAACTTGTTACCTGTTGCTGGAGTTGCACCAGTACCACCAGAGCCTGTTGCATCAGGAGCAATCCAGTCAGTACCCTCACCAATCCGTGAGTTGCCTGGGGCTTCTAGTTGATCTGTTTGCCATTCGTGGTAAATAGCTGTTGCTTTAGCTTTACCAATAGACGATGTAAAAGGAGTTTCATCACGAGTAATCATCGTGATAAAGTTTGCTAGATCTTCCCGTTGGGAAACATCTTTGCCAGTTCCACGGGCTGGTCCTTGTGGACCTCCAGCACCGCGAACACCAAGATTATTAGCCATATTAAATATACCTCCAAGGTATTAAAGATTTAAAGATTGGTTGGCAAGACCTCTCAAAAACTCCATTTGATCTTCATTAGAAGAATCAGGACTCATCGCTCTGGCTTTAACTTCAGCCGCCTTGTCTTGTTTTTTGCGGGTTGTAGTTTTAGCTTTCTTAAGCGGAGCCTTTTTAGATGGAGCAGCTTTTCTTTTAGCAGTACCTTTAGTAATACCTTGTTTAAGTCTACGATAATCATCGACAAACTTTACAATAACTGGATCAGCAATTGAGTCCAGTACTTCTGTAGAAATACCTTCTTCAATAGCAAATTCACGAATTGCCACAGCAGTATCTTCGTTAAAGTCAGGAATCATGTCAGGGATGGTTTGATTAAAATATTGAATTTGTTCATTCCATTCTTTTTCATTCTGTTCCTGTTCAGACTTTTGAAGAGTGTTTACTAGTTCTTCACGTTGATTACGTGCATTCCAGTAACTTTTTTGTGCTTGTTCTCGTTTATCTTTTAACTCGCCAACTTCATATGTATCACCATCTTTACGAGCCTTATCAATTTGAGCTTCGATATCATGGTACTCTTTAGAAAGAGCTTGTTCATTTGAGTACAGTATAGCAGCAGATGCTTTAGATAAGTTTTGGATTTCTCCAACCTTTTCTTGGTATTCTTCTTCTAACTGCTTTCTTGCATCACCAAGTTCACGACCCTTTTTAGACAGATGTTGTTCAGTAGAGTAACCTTTAATAAGGTCACCAAAAGAAACTTCAGTATGTTCGCCATCTATTTTGACTACAACTTTAGCTTCTAGATCTAAGTCATCTGTAGCAAACACATCAGGTTCATCGGTAGCGGATTCTTCATCAGCATCTTCTTCGTCTGTGTCTTCTTCAGCTTCTTCTTCAATCTCTTCTTCATCATCTTCATTATCGGATTCTTCTGATTCTTCTGGGTCTTCTTCATCAGGATCTTCCGTGTCTAACTCAGGTACTTGCTCATCGGGTAGAGTGTTGACGAAATCAGAGTTTCGTACAATGTCAGCCAGCAAAGCCTCTTCAGTTTGACTATTAACCTCTGCAGTAGGTTCATCCATTTGGGTAGAGTCTACAGGCGCTTCGGTATTACTTTCCATTTGCTATCTCCTCTTTAGGACTAGCCTTTTCAGAATTTTTTATTTTAGTATAATGATTAATAAGTGAATGCATGTGTACAAGTTTATCAGCATTAAGTTTTGCTTTACCTGCACTACGCATAGAGTCATACTCTAGTGTGTTAATCATTTCTTTGTAATTTGTTATAAGAGCATCGATATCAATCGTTCTCATTGTTGTCCTCCTGTAAGTGCGGAATGTTCTTTCCGTACATCTCAAAGTTCATCATTTTCTCCTTAACACTTCCTAGTGCCATAGCAGAACTGTAGAGAAACTCACGAGATTTAGTTTCATGCGGCTCCGTCTTGAGCCACTCAAGGAAAAAGTCAATTAAGACTTCACCATATACTTCATCAAAAAACTCATCCCGTTCCCTAGATGCAAAGTGCCCTTTAACATGGGATTGCCTTGCTAGTTCTTCGGGATGAATTTTATGATTTCCGTATGACTTTTCGTTTCCCAGCTTCTTCTCAGCTGTCTTACGATACTTTTCCATTATCTACACACGATGATGGATATAGATACGCTCATCAGTTTGAGCAGCTGTACCGTGTGCTGTTTTAATGTTCTCCATTACACAAGCACCGTGTCCACCAACATGTGTGTAATTAAGAAATTCTTTTGCTGGAACCTTAATACCTTTATCAGATGCATGAATTGTTCCTGCAGTTTTAAGATCAAGTGTAATTACAGAATCTGTTTCGTTTGTAAATACAACTGTTTTATTACCTGAAGTACTTGTTACTGCAGTTCCTGCCTGAGTAGCTCCTACACCAAGTTTACTAATAGTCGAATGTGCCATTTATATCATCTCCTGAGGTCCCTGTGGTCCCATCTGTGGTTGTGGCTGTTGTTGAGGTGGGCTTAGGATTTGCCTAGCTAACATAATAATCTGGTCATACCCAGGATGTTCTGGTAACTCTGCACCCTCTTTAGTTGCTCTAATTTGAAGATCTGCCCATTCTTGAAAGTGTTTATCAATTGATACTGCAAGTTGCTTAGCATTATCATCCATAGTGTTTTTAGTTTGAGCACCAGTGTAAACAACATTTGCTTCTGACAATGCAGCTTCAGCTTGAATCTTACGTTGTTGCAAAGCTTGTTCTGCTTGAGCTTTTTGTTGTTGACCTTGAATAGCCTGAGCAGCTTTTTGTTTAAAGTCATCTGTATTGTAATCTTGTAAGAAATCATTACTATCTATATCCATTGCTTCAATTAGTTTAGTAGCAAGGATAGCTGGAGCTTCTGGTTTTACAATCATACCTGCACCTTGTTGTGCTAATCCAGGAAGGATTTCCCCAGCAATACGACTATACTTTCCTATTAACGCAGAGTTAGAGTTTTCACCAATATCTAATAAAACTTCTAAATCCATAGTTGAAGGTAGGTTTTGCATATTGATAGACTTAAATGCACCTGCAATATTATAATCCATATTACCTTTCATATTACTACGCATTGTAGAATATATACCAGACAAAAGACGTTTAAATCCTGTCTCAGCAAATCTACGAGCAATATGTTGAATACGTTTTTGTGCAGCAGACTGAACTGCCGATAGCTTTTGCTCAGAGTTACCTGACACATATAATGTATCATTAAGACCTTGAGCAGCCTTAGACATACCAGTGGCTTGTTCTTTAATCATTTGCAAATGCTCAAGCAATGGTACAGTACCTGTTGAGATTGTCTCAGGGGGTAACTGTTGAACAGCACCTACAGGACTACCATTAGTTGGTATAATTTGTTTAGGCTTCATATTCTGCAATGCAGAGAAGTCTACCACATTAGGATCAGCCAGTTTAGGCGAATAATTAGTGAGGTATGTGTTCTCTACAAAGCCACGTAGGATGGCGGTCGATGCCAGTGTAGAACTACGTGTAAAATCTGCCATTGATAAGCCATAAAATTCAAATGGAATATCAATAGGAACAATAGAAGCCATTGGGACTTCATCACAATCTTCTTCATATAAGATGTGAGACCCTGCTATAATAAAGTGTTTTAGTTCTGCAATACCATCACCATCACGATCAACATGCATCCAGCATTCTGTAACAGCTACTTCACGATTAGCTTCTAGTGGTGTGGTTTCCTGCTGCAAGGACCCTTGAGTATACTCTTGTCCTGTAACTTGTTTACGTGCTGCAATATCTTGAGAGTATTTTAAACTACCTGACCATGTATCATCACCAAGTTCATCCCAGGCATCAATACTGTCAGCCATTTCAGGATAGTATTTACGGATCTCTGAGCGTGTCATCTCTGTCTGCATACCAACAAAAGCTGCATCAGTTATACAAGTAGCATCTCTTGATATACGAAAGTTTTCTGGTGGAACTAGTTCTACCTTAACACGAGACTTGTTAATACGTTTACGAATACGAACATCAACATACATAAGCTCTGCTTCAGGTTGTTCATTAAATGTATCCATTGGCTCAAATACATTTTCAAATTCTAAGTCACCAACAATTTCAACATCATCTTCTGATAACAATTTATCAAGGTTTGGTTGACTAATCTTTTCATATTCTTCAAATACGTAATCGTAGTCTTCAATATAACCCCAACGGCACACAGCATTTTTCCATAGTAATGCTGCTTTCATCCATTGTTGTATAAGTTCCCATCCATTATTCTTTTTAAATAAACAATAGTTAGTTATATCAGAAGCGTCCTTAGCAGCTTGAATTGCTGCAGGGGAGCTATCCCAAGGCATAAACCTTGCTAGTCTTTTATTTGTAAGAAACAAATCAGATAAGACAGCTGTATAAGCTTCAACTACTTCTGTTGTAGATGTGTCTACAATTGTGCTAACACCCTGGGGTGATAAGTGGTAGTCAGCCACTCCCGCATATTCGTAAGTAGCCTTTAATCTTTCTCGTGCTAGTTCAGATGAATTTAACCAATCGCCTGTAGAGTTCTGTACACCAGACTCTATCATGCTAATCAGTTGCTCATCACTAACAACCTCTTTGTATCCTTCGGGTCCCATTACCTTTTCCCTCCAGTGCCTGAATATATAGGCTTAGCTTTTTCCAAAGCTTTTAAATCATAAGAACCAGCCTTAGGTAGCTTTGGTTGAGGTTTCTTAGCATCTTTCTGTTTATGTGTTTCTTGTACAAATCTAGACATTTACCACTCCTGGGTTTACGTTCTATGTCGTTTTACTTTGTTTGCAACCTTTTTAGGTTGTTTACTAAATTGTTTTCCTGCCTTTGTAGCTTTTCTCTTAGCCCTAGTGGTAGCAGCGTGTTCTGCTGACGAGAGACTAGCCACAGCTGAAGCTGGCATATAACGCTCTCCAGTAGCCAACGGGCCTTGTGTAGAAGGTTTACCACTTTTGGTTCGCCACTTCTGAGAAGTCCATTTGCTTAGGCTCTTTTGTGACGGTTTCTTTGGCATTAGTCTCTATAGCCTCCACCATTCGCTTTATACTGTTTAGCAAGCATCTGCGCCTTTCGTGCCGACCATTGGCCTGAACGACCTCCTTTACTACCTGCTTTAATTTTGTTAAACAAGTTTTTACGCATTGTCGGTTTCGTGTAGTTACCTGCCGCATTTACAGCCATCCTTAGCCTCCATGATATATATGTCAAGCATTTCTAGTTTTTCATGCCACTTAGCCATACTGCTTAGTTCAGTTTCAATAGCATCAATAATATCACTGTGCTCACCAATCCCAACAGGGTTGTTTAAATAGACTTCAATATTTGCCACGTGCTTAGCCACATGACCCTCTGCGTGTTTACGAACCGCTTCTAACAATTTGTCCTCCATAATTACCATTTAACCTTATTAGCCCAGTACGCTGCGCTTAGGGGTCCACGAGCAATGTTTTTTCCATGACGAGCTTTAAATGATTTACGTTTCATTTTCATACGCCTAGATTCACCCGCCTTAGGTTTACCTGCAGTGCTGGCCCCTTTCTCTCCAAACCGTATTAGTTTTCCTTTAGGAGGATTGCCATTTTTTCTCGCAAGGACTGCGTGGGACTTTTTGGGGTGGTTTGGAGTTCTTTTCGGTTTGTTAAATCCTGCAAAGGTCTCTCCACCTTTTTCGATTGACATGACAATTCTCCATTTTTAAAACGAACACTGTGCCACCACACAATAGGGCTTTTGTATTCTTTAGGTTTTCTTTTTCTTTTGGGTTGAGTATACGGTATGTGTACCATTTTTTAATCCATCCAAATAATAATCTCTTATTTGATCGGTTGTTCGTCCACATCCAACACAATATTTATCTTCACTGTCTAACCTACAAACACCAATACATGGGCTTTTCATTATGCTACCTTACCTGTTTGAGCATCAACACCCATCCACTTAGACCATTCTGCATAATAATGACGCATTCCCACCTCATCATGGATAGTAGAGTTTTCATGTCTACCATGCAAGATATTGCGGGATTCTGTTCCTGGACGCATGGTCACACCTTGACCAGACACACCAATTAAGTCTTCATGTAGGTTTCTACCAAACGGTCCCCATATAGAGTTGTGATGATTAATCCTGGTTTTTCTATCTTCCTCAGAATCACTCTTTAGTCCATATCCACGAAACTCAATAAGTACTTTGTCGGGGCCAAGAGGGGTTACTGTATCTGAACGATATGCGCTACCACGGAGGTTAAAGTTGTATCCTGGGAAGAGGTCAACCATGTACCACTGGTTTGGTGGTAGATTGGGAAACGATAGCTCACCTCTGTCTTGGAACCCATCATACTCTTCATAGTTAACAGTAAAACTGCTGACGTTAACGTGACCATTATCAAAAGGAATATTCTTTCTAGCAAAGTATTCATCATTAAATCCTGATACCCTATTAAAGTAATGCATAAAATCATGGTAGAACTCGCTGTTAGTATCATGCCACAGCTTGTAGTTCGTGTCGATTATAGCCTTATGGTAATGGAATACTTCTAGTGGCTCTGTATCTATTGCTTCTATAATACAATCGAATGCTCCACTTAACCATTCTTTTAAGGATTGATCAGGGTTATCATTAAGTGTAGCCCATACCATACCACCATAGCCCACTTCACTATGTAGTCGATTACCCGTTATAATACCCACTGGTCCAGAAACACCATGAAGACCTGTGTTTTTATACACATGAATACCATGTTTATTTTTTATTACAGCAATCGGTGTATGTGCAATTGTTGAAGTCCTATACCAATTTTCTTCAGGCAGTTCACTTTCATGGCAAACAGGAACCCATACTTTAGAGAATATAGTTTCTAACTCCTGGCTGTATAAATCCCAGTCTGAGTATATCTTAGAGTTTATGTATTCTATATTAGGTTCTTTATTCCAACTCTTGTGATTTCTTGGTGGCATCATTTGTCCCCTTTATGTTCGTGTCCCATCCAGATTCCAAATACACCCGTCATTACACCCATTACAACACTAACAAAAGCTGACTGTGCACCTGTTGGGTCAGGTAAATCCATAAACCATTCAGCACATCTCCAGGACATTACTGTACTAGCCAGCATCATAAAACGAGGCAGTATCTTCCATTTGAGAAAAGCTTCTACAGTCATGGTTATCTCCGTGAATAAGTGGTGGTATACCGCTGCGTACCACCGGACGCATGAGGACAACGCGGATCTCTAGACCCTTAGGGTCTTTATGTTCTATAAGGGGTATATACTATAACCAATTGACTTCAGGTTGTTCTATACCAGACATCTTTTGTTTCCATGATACATTTGAAGTACCCAACCTGTCCCAATGGGTACGTAATACCTCACAACCTATGGCTAATGCTATAACTGAATCATCATAACAGTTAGGTGCAGCCTCTGTTTTACCTGTATCTGTAGAAATATAGTCCTTAAGTTCCTTGATTATCTGCACAGATGGTATAAGTATCTCTTCATTTTCTATCAGGTTTTTAAGATTGGCTATAATAGCTGGTTTTGTAGCAGATGTAGTTCTAAACCCTAAGCGAACACCCTCTTCCGAGGACACATTAGCTATCTTTGTCTGCCTATACAGGTTTATGTAGCCTGTACTATCTAGTTTTTGTAGAGTAGCTATACCCATAGAGTTAGATTCTACTGCTAACAGGGCATTATTGTAATAACGACCTAGATAAAACAGAAGATCACCCCACATACTAGGGTCAATCTTGTTATTCCTGTAGTGTGCTACTACTTCATACTTCTTGTTTAACACAACAGCAGCAGAATAGTCCTGTCCTACACCCAAAGCTACATCAGCAGCAATGACATATGGTTCATTCCAATCAGGAAACTGATATATGTACAAAGAACCCTCTTTATTTTCATCAAACATCTTTGATGCAGGGTCCCACTCAGACCTTCTTTCATAAGATTGGGGTACTAGTGAGTCCAAACGCTCCAGGTTGAAGACGTTAGATCCTGACATAATAAACGCTTCGTCAGCTGTTGAGGGGTACTCTTGTTTGAACTTGAGTTCTCCACCTTCTGCAATTTTAAGTCTTCTCCAGTAGAGTTGTCCGTCTGTAAGTTCGTGTTTATCTCGTAATTTTTCTTCTTCAACTGTTAACTCCATGTTCTCTGGGGGTTCCCTAGTGTATTCTGGTGTTATATACCACGGTAAGAAGATAGGTAGGTATTCATTCTCCCCCATCTCAGCACCCTTCCAGAGCCTGTAGAACTCTCCTTGAGCACCATTAGCAGTAGACTCCAGGATTACCTCAGTACCATCAGCCTGTGAGATGCCCTGGAAGAGTCCTGCTAGGATCTTTTCATCATGTTGCCAGAAAGCAACCTCAGAGCAGTGTGCTATAGTCGGCGTAGTACCTCTTCCAGCTTCTGGAGAACCCGCTGTATAAAGTCTATAGGAAGCTGTAGCGTCTTTATCAGTAGCTCCATCGCGCATAGCAGGACTGTTAATAATAATTTCTTTAGCATTACTACGTATTTCATTGGGTGCAAGATTTCCCTCCATGTTTCTAATAAGGTTTTTGGACATAGCAAATAGAGCATCTGATGTAGCCGAATCATGCGCCATGACAACTGATCTCGAATGGGGAGTATAATAACTTTTCCAGAAGACTCGTCCAGCGCAGTATGTAGATATCCCTTGTTGCCTAGCTTTGAGTATAATTGCTCTAACTTTACCAGTAGCATTCTTCTGTTCCTCCAGTTTTTCTGTAATTATCTGTTGAGCTTCATTAAATTTAAATGGAACAAACCCCCTGGATACGTCCTTAGTAACGATCTGTATTTGTTCTTCTGCAAACCTAGTAAAGTTATGTTCATAATCCTTGATTTTAGACCTTCTCTGCTTTTCTTTGAGCAGTTTAGATAGCTCTTTCTTGTTCATGTGTCTTGTGTCCTCTTGATTGTCCTTGAGTAAGCCTGATTAAAGTAACAATATATATGAGTACCCCGATTACTTTTGTACCCCCCATTGTCGCCCCAGACAAGCTGTGGCTTCTAAGTGGTACTAACAGTACACTCTCAGTTCTTAAAGGCTCTCAGTGGGCTTCTATGCGCCACTAAACGGTCTTTTAGTTTCTATAAGGGGTATATGGAGCCTTTTACTTAGAACATTACCAGATCAGGAGTACTGTGAGAGGACTATGAGAGTACCGAAGGACGATACCGAATTGTATATACCCCTTATAGAAACCTCTTTGGAATGTAACTCTATATACATATAAGTATCTATAGATACATAGAGT